TAGCAGAAGATATAGTTTTAGACCTGTTTCTCGGCTCAGGCTCTACACTTATAGCATCAGAAAAAACAGGAAGAATATGCTATGGAATGGAACTAGACCCTAAATACATAGATGTAATAGTCCAACGATATGTTGACTATACCGGAAACAACAAAATAATTAAAAATGGTAAAGAAATAATATGGGAGAAGAAATAAACAATACTGATAATACAGAAAGAGAGCAGAAAAAAAGAGGCGCTCCAGAAGAGTATTTATTTAAAAAGGGAGAATCGGGCAACCCAGCAGGAAGGCCGAAGGGTTCTATTAATTTTGCTACTAAGTTCAGAAAGTTTATAGAGAAGGTAGCAGAACAAAATGAGATAACTCCGGAAGAAGTAGAAGAGCAGTTAATGGCGATAGGATTTAAAGAAGCCAAAGGGGGAAACTATAGCTTTTGGAGAGATATACACGATAGAATATATGGAAGACCTGATACTAATTTAGATATAACAACTGGTGGTAAAGAACTACCAACACCAATATATGGGGGATTTTCGCTTTCAAGACACAACAGCGACGAAGAAGATATTCCAGCTGAAAAAAAGGATTAGAGCTGTAGCTGGAGGAACTTCTGCAAGTAAAACAATATCAATACTAATATGGTGTATTGATTATTGTCAAAGCACTAAAAATAAACTTGTTAGTGTTGTTTCTGAGTCCTTTCCTCATTTATCAGGGGGAGCTATGTTAGACTTTGAAAACATAATGCAAGATAGATTATATTGGAAAGATAAAAACTGGGTTAAAAGTCCTAGAGCTGTTTATACATTTGAAACAGGAAGTAAAATAGAGTTTATATCAGTAGATACTTATTCTAAAGCACATGGTCCAAGAAGAGATGTATTATTTGGTAATGAGGTTAATAACATACCATATATTATTGTTGATCAACTTATAACTAGAACAAGAGAAATAGTTTGGTTAGATTGGAATCCTACTAATGAATTTTGGTTTTATACTGAAATGTTACCAAATAGAAAAGATATAGACTTTATAACTCTTACTTATAAAGACAATGAAGCATTAGATAAGGGGACAATAGATGAAATAGAAAGCCATAAACATAATGTTCAATGGTGGAAAGTATATGGATTAGGTCAGTTAGGAGAGGTTGAAGGCAAAGTATATAAAGATTGGGACATAATAGATGAAATACCAAGATTTGCTAGATTAGAGAGATATGCAATAGACTTCGGTTATTCTAATGATCCAACAGCTATTGTTGCTATTTATTATTATGATGGTGGTTATATTATAGATGAAATAGCTTATTCTAAGTTACTAGCAAACAAAATGATAGCTGACATTATTAAGAACCAACCTATTCCTCAAGTCCTAACTATAGCAGACTCAGCTGAACCAAAGAGTATTGATGATATTAAAACACAAGGAATAAATATAGTAGGTTCAGAGAAAGGTAAAGATAGTGTATTAAATGGAATACAATTAGTCCAAGACCAAAGAATAAGTTTAACAAAAAGGTCGGTTAATTTAATCAAGGAATATCGTAACTATTTATGGAAAGTAGATAAAGATGGCAAAATATTAAATGTTCCTGAACATGAGTTCAGTCATGGAATGGATGCTATAAGATATGGGTTATCTTCTATTATTAAGAAACCAGTTGTTAAAAACATTAAACCTATTAGCCCGGTATTACCTTATTACCCAGAGTTAGGAATATAATGCAAGAGATAACAATTAGATTAAAGAATACAGAAAACATAGGATATTTAAAGCCAGAACAAATAAAAAATATACAAAATATCCTAACTGCTTTAATATCTTCTGGTGGTTTAACAGGAGTAAAAGGGGGTAAAACTATTATACATTTTGATGGATTAGGCAATTTTAGAGGGGTTCAATTAGATTATTGGCCCTTTGTAGTTAGAAAAAGTTGACTTTTTTTAAAAAAAATGCTATAATGGATTAATAAAACAAGTTGGTTTGTGGTTTGCTGACCAAAAAATGGCGCAACATATTTAAATGACTTAGGTCGTCTTTGAATGTTGCGTCTTTTTATATAAAATGCCATATAATTATCAAACAAACGAGTGGGACTTATCTGATTTAATGATTAAATTACAATCAGAAAAGAGAGCTGGTTTTGAAATACAAAAAAGAAAGCACGATGATTGGACAGAAAACTATGAACTTTACAGGAACAAAGTTAAAACCAATCGTTTAACACAAAGACAAGCTGTTAATATTCCCTTAATGAAAGAAACCATTAAAACAATATTATCAAGCATTGATGATCCGCCAAATGTAGAATGGCAAGAATTAGGAGGAGATAAACAGAAAGAGCTTATATACCAAGAGATTTGGAATGAGCAATATAAAGACAATAAACTAGAATTAATAGATATTCTTGATAAAAAGAATGTTTTGTTATATGGATTATCTACTAAGAAACTTAACTTAGGAGATAAGGGAATAAATATATCAGTTTTAGATCCTTATGATATTTTAATTGACCCTTTAATGCAGAACTGGGATATTGAAACAGCGAAATATATAATCCATCAAAACATATTTAAAAAATTAAGAGATATATTAGCAGATGATAAATATACTGCTAAGGGAAAACAAGAGTTAAAGTTATGGGTAGAAACACCAGAAGGAATTATACAAGGAGAAAAAGATAGACAAGCGTGGGAAGAAAAGATTAAAAGATTACAATCAATGGGGGTTCAACATCCAGACTTTCCTTTATTTTCTTCAGGGGATACAATTATTAGTTTAACAGAACATTTTACTAAGATATGGGATGGAAATAAGTTTGAAAAGAGAGTAATAACTTATGCAAATGATTCAATAGAATTATCTAATATGAGCCTTAAAGAAGCTATTGGAGTAGATTTTTGGCCATTTACTATTTGGTCAGAAGATCCTGAAGTATTAGATATCTATCCTGATTGCGTAGCTGATTTAATTAGAACACCAAACAAAGTATTAAATGTATGGTTTAGCCAGTTAATAGAAAATAGAACCTTAAAGAACTTTCAAATGCATTGGTTTATGCCTAATCAGAATTATACACCACAGACTTATACACCAGGACCAGGAATGATGTTACCAGCACCTCCAGGAGAAGATATTAGTAAAGTAATTAAACCAGTAGAAATATCAGGACTAGATGATACTTTAGAAGCTATTAACATTCTAACTAGCATAGTTGAAAGAGGTTCAGGGGCTACAGCTATTCAAAAAGGACAAACAGAACAAGGACAACAAACCTTAGGAGAAATTGAAATACTTACAGGTAAAGCAATGGAAAGAACAACAGCAATGGCTAAGTTTTATAGATTATCTTGGCAAGAATTAGCAGATAAATGGAATGAGATGATGCACAAAAACGCCCCAAGATTACTTAAACTATATAAACAAGGTCGTTCAGGAACAGTTTATGAAAAAAGAGTAACAGCTAATGAATGGAAATCAGAAATAGGTTACAGAGCAATTGTTAGGTCATCTTCAGAACAAGAACAAGAACAAACTCAATCTGTCCAGAAGTTTATGTTTATCTTACAGCAATTCCCAAATAATCCTGAGTTAAGAAAGGTAGCCCAAAGAAGAATGTTAGAATTAGTAGATTTATCACCTGAAGAAATGGGAGCAATAGAAGAAGCTGAAAGAGATATTCAAGAACAACCTATTGAAGAGGAACAACAAATGACTAATCAAATACAACAACAAATGGCACAACTACAACAATGAATAATTTATTAAAAACAGCCAAAGAAGCATTAGATAGAGCATTAGCTGAAAAGAAAATGAATCAAGAGTTAATCAGATCTCTTGGTCCTGCTATTTTAGAAACATTAAAACCTATTTTACAAGAAATATCTCAGAACTCTAAAATAAATCAGCAAGATATACTTAATTCTTTATCAAATATAAAAATACCAGAGATTAAAGTTCCTAAATCAGAAGTAGATGTAAATATTCCTGAAATAAAAGCACCTGAGATAAAAATACCTGAGATTAAAATACCAAAGATAGTTGTTCCAGAGATTAAAATCCCCAAGATAGCAACACCTAAAGTTCCTAAGCCAGAGGTTACAGTTAATGTCCCAAAGATAGATATTCCAGACTTAAAATGGCCTAAAAATAATATGCCAATAGAAGGATGGGTTCAGTTAATGGGAGTAGATTTAAATAATCCTTTACCAGTTCAATTAAGAGACGCAACAGGAAACCCAGTTAGTATGCCTGATGTTATAGGCGGAGGAGGTTCAAGTGGACCTGGTAGAAAGGTAGTCCAAATTGAGAAACCAAAGAGTGTTAAGATGTTCAATATTGAAATAGCAGTAGCAGACACAGAATATTCTCAGCAATTACCAGAAGGGGCAAAAGCAATGACATTACAAAATAGAGAACAAAATGATTTAAGATTATCTTATGAAGCAGGAAAGGTCGCTACATCAACATCTGCTTTTATGACAGTTAAGGCAGGACAAGCATATTATGAAACAAATGTTGATTTATCAAGTAAAACTATTTATGTTGCTTCTGGTAGAACCGGAACAGCAGAGATAGTAGCATATTACTAATGAAAGACTTAATATTAAGATTATTACAAAAAAGAGGAATACAATCAGTTGATGAGCTAGATAAAGAAGAAAAAAAAACCGTAGAAGAATGGCAATCAGTCTTATCTAAAGATGAGCTTACATTAGAAGACTTAAAAGGTTTCTGCCAATCACAAATAGGAATAATAGAAAGTAAATGGGCTGATTATAATTTAGATGACAAAATGAAACACAACCTTATTCCTTATCACACCACTTATAAGACAATATTAAATGTAATAGAATCACCAAAGGCTGCCAGAGAGGCATTAGAAAAGAATTTAGTGCAGTTATTAAATCAATAAAGGTCGTAATTAAAATAAAACAATATGGGATTACTTAATTTAGGAAACTTAAAAAAATCAAAGGTCAAGGTTAGTAAAACTAATCTAGAACAATCACACGCTAATAAATCATTAGCTCAATCTAAAGAAAAATTTGGGTTGAAAACAGGTAAGGGAATAAACTTACCAAAAGGTAACCCTCCAATAAACAAATGAAAGGGAAATCTAAAAAAGTAGAAGTAGTAAAAAAGGTTCAATTAGAACCAGAGAAAGTAGAGAAAGTATATTTAGTGCCTGAAACAAAAGAAGATTATTTAAATCTTATTCAGTGCATTAAGGACACTGGCTCAAGTAGAGTTGGTGAACTGGAAGCAAAAGCTTCTAAGTTGTAAAAAATAATTGAGCTAATAGGCAAAGCTCGTTAATCCCCTATAAAAAACATGGAAGAACAAAACAATGTCGTTAATGATGATTTGACAAATCAACAGCCCTCAGAAGGCGAACAACAGGAAGAGTTGACACCAGAAGATAAAACTCAACCTGCTCCAGAAGCCCCAGGTTCTAAAACAGAATCTGAACTCTTGCTAAGATCATTACAAGAGGAACGAGACAAAAGGCGAGAGCTTGAAGCTCGTGCTAAGGAACTGGAGGAAGAATTAGAAAATAAATCTTCTGACCCCGCTGACGATGTCTATTCAGACGAAGGAAAAGCTCTTAAAAAGGAACTAGACTTAGTAAAAGGAGAATTATCTTCTTTTAGAAAGGAAAGGGAACTTGAAAGAGTCTATGCTCAATATCCAGAGCTTAAGGATAAATCTCAAGATTTTGAAGAATATTTAAAATCAGAGCATCCAAGAGCAAGGGTAGAAAGCGTAGCTAAACTTTTTCTATCTGAAAATGGGTTACTAGAACCAAAAAGAAAGGGTCTTGAGACCCCAACTGGAGGGGATAGACAACCTGTAAAGACAGGAATGAGTGTTGAAGAGGTTAAACATTTAAGAGAAACTAATTATAGAAAATATTTAGAACTCTTAAAGAAAGACCAAATCAAATTCAGCTAAAGGTCGCAGAAAGGGGTAAGAAAATACAAAGAAATGAATTTAACACAATTCGGAGAACAATTTGCAAACAAAGTATTAAGAAAAATGTATGCTGGTTCTGTTATTGATGGTATTGCCAATCGTAACTATGAAGGCGAAATCAGAAAACCAGGAGATAGAGTTAGTATTCTTTCTTTCTTAAACGAAGCTCAATATGAAGATTATGCTGTTGGGCAAGACATGAATGTTTCTCAGGTCGTAGATGCTGAGGATGTCATGGTTGTTGAGAAAAGAAAATATTATAACTTCTCTCTTGATAGACTTGAAGACTTATTTACTTACGCTGAAGATGTTCCTGATGCTTTAGTAGAAATTCACGCACAAAAACTTGCTGCTGATGTTGATGCCTATGGTCTTAACAAATTTGCAGAAGGTGGAGCTAAAGCTGGTAGTTGGATTGGAACTAACCTTTTAATTTTAGGAGGTAGTTGCACACAGGCTTCATTAGTTACATCTGCAACTGGAGGAACTATTACTACATTAGTAATGGGTGGATTAACAACCGATGAAACTAACGGAACAACTGTAGAAAACCCATTAGATGGAACAAACTACTTTAGTGGATTTCAAACAACTGACCTTTATAAAGGTATCAGATTGTTATCTACAAGAGCATTTGTAACACCTTGGTACAGAATCTCTGCCATTAACAGTACTACACAGGTAGCTGTTACTGAATGGGATGAAGAAACCACTGGACCAGACTTTGAAGAGAACTACACATTGAGAGGAACTTGGGGAGGAGACGGAAGAATTTTCCCTAAATACAATACTGCTTCAGGAGGTGGATCTTTTGTCGGACAAACTGCTACACAAGATGGTTTTGGTTGGGAAATCCAAGCTGCTATTGCAACAAGCGTAACAGCCGCAACTATTTATGACCAAATCACATTATTAGCAGAGAGATTGGATGACAACGAAACACCACCTTCAGACAGGAAGTTCACAGTTCCACCATGGGTAATGACATGTATTAGACAAGCTACCGAAACTCAACCAACAGGAATTGCAGACCTTTATAAGGCTACAGTTCTTAATGGTAAGATCGGAAGACTTGGTGCATTTGATTTACATGTAGCTCAAGGTGCTAGAGTATCTACAAGAGCTGGTAGATCAACATCTGCTGGAGTATTAGCTTCAGCTGTTCTAACATCAGGAAATGTTGGATACATATTACCTGCTAACCATATTTCTGCATTAACTTATGCAGATAAATGGTCAGAATCAAGGGTAGTAGATGCTGAAAACCAATTTGCCAAGAAATATCAAGGTTTATTCTTATTTACTGCAATGGTCCCGAACCTCGCCTGAATGGGCGGGAGAGAATGAGCAAAGAAAATATATGTGGAAATTAAAAAAATGGTTCTTTAGAAAATTATATAAGTTGTTAAGAAAGAAACCGACAGATATGCCGATGACCAAGTATTACAAGACTAATTTAACAGTAGATGCTTGTTTAACCGAGAATGAAGATGGAGCAATAATAATGAAAATGGCAGGAGAAGATTATCCTTTTCCGGGATTCCCTAGAAGTTATTTACTTATGGGAACTTGGCAAGACAGACCATTTGGGCCACTATCAGTATTAAAACACGAAATAAAATGGCAGATATTCAATAATAACTGGGCAAGATTAGAAGAAGGCAAACCAATAGAATTAAGAGAAGCAATACAGAACATTTACAAAATAGCCGAAACAATGAAATACGACATGCTACCACCTGAAAAAATGTTAAAGGGTGTTAGAGAGATACACCGAGCAATGACCAAAGTCCAAGAACACACCGATATAGATATACTACCCCTGAGAGATATTCTGTGTTTCATTTTACAAGAAGATGACGCTTACAGATTCAGAGTTCAATGGATGATACAGATATTTAGTATATTTAGAAATCCAGTTAAAAATCTAGACATAGCTTTACAAGAAATGGAACAAGCTGAAGTGGTAGGAGATATGAAAGAAAGAATAAGGTTACTTAGAAGAATAATGTTAGAAGTATTAAAGATACCGAAACTGAAAAGATTGTTTGAACTGTTCTTTAAAGAGATGAAGTGGAAGTTGTTAGTTATTGGGGAGATGGAGAAATACCATTTCAGACCAAAGTGGTTTCGTGTGGACTGGGACAAGTTTGAATATTAAATATGAGAAAGACAACAACAATTAAATTATGATACCGTATAAATTATTAAGTTTTCGCGGAGGAATTAGTGATGAAAACACCCGCGGAATAAAAGGGAGTTATAAATATTCTTACGGTCTTGACATTCATAAAAAAAGAGACAGCTTGTCTTGTAACTGGGCTATGCTTAATATTGGTAAATCAACAGTAGTCAAAGACCTTATTAGATATTACATAACAGCTAGAGATGGTTCTACTTATGCTTTTGGTAATATGGGTTCAGTCTATGCTATATCAGGAAATCCTAAAGACCCTGTAGTATCAGGAGTTTATAACGATGAAAATGGAGAAATCAGAGGAGCAGCTGAATGGAAACAAGATGATGGCAATAATTATTTATACTGGGCAACAGCAACTTCTTTAGCTAGAACAACTTTAAATGGATCACCACCATCAACATGGCCAGCAGGAATGGCTATTCAGAACTACCGAACAAACCTAGATGACTATCCTTATCACCCAATGAAAAATGCCGTAGGAGATTTATGCATAGGAAATGGAAACTTTTTAGCAACAGTAGATTACGATGGAACATGGGATAATGCTGCTATGAATTTAAGACCAGGAAATATTATTAAATGCTTAGAAGAAAGAGATGATTATGTTATTATTGGTTCAGAAAGAGTAGACACAGCCGAAGAAGGATACTTATGGTCATGGACACCAACAGCTAGAAACTGGATACAGAAAAGAAAAGTCCCTGTTAAAGGAGTTAATTCTTTAATAGATACTGAGTTAATCTTATTACAAGGAGGAAAGAATGGAGAATTATTTTACTCAGACTTTGTTAATAAAGCACCTTTAAACTCAATGCCTAATGAATTAGGGCAAACAAACCCAATGGGAGTAGCTATTTATAAGAACTTAGCTTTATTTGGAATATATGGAGCAGGAGATCAAACAGGAATATATTCTTTAGGAAGAAGATCACAGAACAGACCAATGGCTTTCAATCAAGAGTTTAGAGTAGGGGGAGAAAACACCATAGCAGAAATAGGAGCTGTTTGGGTAGCTAGTTCAGCAGTTTATGCTTCTTATCAGGCAAATGGTTCAGCAACTTATTATGGAATAGATATGGTTTCAACTTCTACCAGAGCTAAAGCTAGATATGAAGGATTAGAATTTACAGGAGAAAACCCACACCTTAAGAAAACCCTTAAGACATTAAAAACAACAATGGAAAAACTCCCAGCAGGATGCGGAGTTTCAATATTATATAAAACAGACAGAGCAACAACTTCAGGAGATGGATCAGGAAGTCAAGGACCAGGTTGGAGATATGCTACAGTATCAGGTGGAATGTCAACCACTTATTCAACAACAAATTCAGATGAAGCAGAATTTATTATCAATGATACAGGAAAAACATTTGAAATAGGAGTAGAATTAACACCTTCAGGATCGTCAACCCCTGAGGTAACAGGTTTAATAGGATACTTCGGAGATGAAGCCGAAGACCACTAAAAAATATGAATACAGGAGAATTAAGATCACAAATATTAGTAAGAACAGGTAAATCAACTACATCAGGTTGGATTACTGATACTTTCTTAAATGACTTCTTAACCCAAGCACATAGATGGGCAGCAGGTTTTAAGCCATGGCCATTTACAGAGGGTAGAGTATCAACTACTTATGCTACTGGTAGTGGTGCTGGATCAGATGAATATACCTTTGAAGGCTACAAGGCCAATAGTTTTAGAATAATGACAGTTGGGAATGAACGATTAAGGAAATTAAACTTTGATGACTATTTAATATTAAAGGACAAAACCCCAGCAGTAACAGATAAAGTATTTTCAGACTTTGCTAATATCATCTATATTAACCAACAAGCTAGTCTTGGTGGAACATTGGTAGCTTATGGACAATATGTTCCAGCTAAATTTGATTCAACAGCTACTGATGAAGAAACAGTCTTTAGTAATATAGCTGAAGATGGTAGTCAAGCAGTTATAGAAGAAGCAATATCTTATGTTTATAAAAGAGATGGGAAAATAGTCCAAGCCCAAGAACAACATTTATTAGCCAAAACCTTATTGGAAGAATTGTGGCAAAGAGTTCAAGATGAGAAACATGCTTATCAAACTCATGCTAACAGAGGTGGAATGTATAAAAGAATAGATGTTATAGGTAAAGGTTATTATGAGGATTTAAGTGAAGACCAATTTTAATGTCTAAAACCTACCAAAACGAAGAAAAACCCCAAGAAGAGCCAATAGTAACAGAGAGTGAAGTGGCCAATGAGGTTTTGAATACTCCAAATAAACCAACAGAATCAACACATAACCCAACAATAATAGATCCTAAAATTGAAGGCAGATATTTCAAGGTTTATCCAAATGGAGATATTATAATGGGAGATTATGATAATGGACAAGGTGTTAAATGGGATCAAATACCGGGATTTTTTAGAATAAGAGGTTCTTTAACAGCAGGTTCTATTGATATACCAGATAATGTAACGGCTAATTCTTTTCATGTTGATTCTAGTGGGAATATGTGGTCGGGTGCTGCAACTTATAATCTAGCAACAAACCCCTTTGCAGTTTCAAATGAAGGAGATTTAAGAGCAACTAAGGGAACAATAGCAGGTTGGACAATTAACGCAACTTCTTTATCAAAAACAATAATAAACTTAGATGCAGGAAATGATAGAATAACAGTAGATACTAATAAAGTTATACTAGATTCAAGTGGAATAACAGCCATAGCAGGAACTATTGGAGGATTTACACTAGCAGATGGTAATTTATATGGAGGAATAATTAAAACAGCAGCTACAGTAGCATTAGGAAGCACAGGAGTTATTATGGACACAGATGGCTTAAGAGGATATGACTCTGTTTTAGGAAAGACCTTTGACTTACCAACAGATGGATCAGCACCTTCTTTTAGTAGTGGAGTTATTAATGAAACAACTTTTGAAATCAGCACTAACGCTGTATTAAGAACCTCATCAACAGTAGGAGATGGAACAGCTAGTTCAGCAGGAGTTTTAACAAACAATACCGGAATATATGCTTGTGAAGCAAACCAATCTTTAGCTGATGCTAATATTAAAATACTAACTACAGGAAGAATGTTAGCTAAAAACATAAGCATAGGAAGAAGACTAATAACAGTAGATACTGACGAGAGCATACAAGCTGCTATAAATGAAGTTAACACCGAAGGAGGGGGAGTTATTTACTTAAAAGCAGGTGTCTATTCACTAACAACAGATTTAGTTTTATATGATAATGTGATATTAGAAGGAGTAACCCCACAAGATACTATATTAAACTTTACTGGTAATTATGGAGTTAAAATTGAAGGAACTGATTCATATACAATAGGAACAGTCTCAATAAACGCAGGTTCAAGCACAGTAACAGGTGTTGGAACTTCTTGGGAAGGAAATATAACCACAGACCATTATATTTTATTAGGAATTAGTAATTGGTTTAAAGTAGCTTCAGTAGATAGTGATACTCAAATAACAATAAGCGGGGTTTATTTTGGAAATGATTTATCAGGGGAAGATTACCGAGCAGCTATCGTTAAAAATAATGTAGAGTTAAACAGATTAACAGTAATGGGGTCTGATGGAGTGGGGATATATTGCCAAGACACCAATAATGTTAAGATGTTTAATGTCTTTTCTATTTTTAATGGAAGTAATGGAATTGATTTTCATTATACAAACTGGAATATTATAGATTATGTAGTTTCAGCATATAATAGTAATCAAGGATTTTATTTTACAAGAACATATAATAGTAGTTTAACAAGATTATTTACTTTTAATAATAGCAGTCATGGTCTTAATATGAGATATAATTGCACAGATAATGCCCTTAACTTTTTAAAGTCTTATGGAAATGGGACGGATGGGTTATTAGTCTATACTAATGCTAAGTCTAATATGTTTAATCAAATAGATTCTAAATTTAATACAAGGTATGGTGTTTTTGTAACAAATACTGACGAAAGTAACACCATATCAGGACTAGTAGAAGACAATGGTAATTATGGGATTAGAATATCAAATGCAACTGATACTATTATTCATAATTGTATTGTTAAAAACAACACAACTTATGGAACAAGAGTATATAGCACAGCAACCAGAACCTTAATAAACGGAAACATATTTGATAATAATGGAACAAATATATTAGATGAATCTTCTACTACAGTTAAGAAAGCAAATATGGGAATACCAGATGTAGATGTTCAAACTTTTACCGCAAATGGAACTTGGACAAAACCTGCAGGAGCTAAATCAGTAAGAGCTTATGTTATTTCA